GACCTCTATGGTTGTTAAAAAACCTTTACACGCTTCTTTTCAATTTCGCCATTGTGTGCGATTGATTGAATAGATGCTTCAAATTCCTCTAGTGCCTTTAGTTTGACTAAGGCTTTTTCTCTGCCTTCTACATCATGCTCGGCAGAACTAAAGATATACGACTTGAATGAGTCTTTCTGAGTCTGTAATAACTCTTGGAAAAACTCATCACCTAATAATGTTTTAGCTCTATCTACTTTGTTCATCCAGGTATCCTGACATCCCCAGTTAATTTAGCACCAACTTGGGCTGCTTTCAACTGTGCCTCTGCTTGGAACTCTGCTGTCTTGAGTTCTAGGTTAGCTGCTGCCTTCTCTCTTTCGAGTTGGATAGAGGCTTGTGCTTTTGCTTTAGCGATTTCGATGTCGTTTAGAGCTTTAGCACGATCTACTTCGATCTGTGCTTGTGTCTGTGCCATTAGCGCATCCATCGCTGGATTAGGCATTGGCTGTTGAGGCTGTGGCTGAGACAACTGTTGGTCTAGCTCTGGTGGAATCTCTTTAAAGAACTCCATCGAGTCTTTGTACCCTGCTGCCTCGATAAACTTACCAAGTGTGTTGCGATACTGACCCACGCTTACTAACGGATTAGCAAAGCCTTGGGATGACAGAATCTGCTCTTGTTTCTGCATAACCATCGCTGCCATAGCCATCTTCTGATCTTGGCTACCTGTGCCTAGACCAACATTGACTGTTACATCGTAGTTGTTCTTCCACTCTCTAGGGTCAATCGAGACATACTTGCCTCGTAAACGAATGACCCTTGGCTTGTCCTGATACTTTAGGATCAAGTGGAAAATACCTGCGAATAAGTCTTTTACACCTGTGTCGGCAAAGATTCTAGCAATCATCTCAAGTTTGCCAGAGCCTGCTTGTTGCATTGCTGCAATCGCTGTGGCTGTAGTGTTTTGTAGAATGTTAGCGTCTAATCCCTGACTTGTCTGCGTAACACCTGAACGCTTTTGCAATACCTGATCCATGTAATCGAGCATTGGGAACGACTGAGATGCTGTTGCCGGTACAGATAATGGCTGAACCGCACCCTGAGACTTAATCCGCACTACACCGCCAGGCGATGAGGTTAGTAGGTCATCTAGGTTTACTTGTCCGTCTAAGGCTGTAACCCTAGGCATATTGGTTAGGTACAGGTTATCTAGGATCTGACGAGTAATCGTAGACTTGATAAGCTGAATGTCCATTGCTCTGTCGGCTAGACTCTGACCAAAGAACTTGTGTGGCATAGGAATAGGGCAGATGCTTGCAAAAGGAATGTGATCTGTTTCCTCGTTGTCAATAATCTGATCGCCTGCATAAACTACCTTACGGAGTTCTGCAATCCCATCACCATCAAAGTCGGTACGAATATAGCACTCGAACAACTCTACTTCTTGCATCGTAAAGTCTAGGCTTTGTGTCTCGTCTGGCATCTCGCCTGCGCTGTACCTTGCCACTCTTTCAGGAGTATAAGTAAGGTCGTTGTACGCTGGCATCTTGTCCACTTTGTCTTGTGGATAGCCCATAGCAATTAAATCTGATCGTGTTTTGACTGTGCGATGTGCAACAAATCGTGCGTTCTTGATGCTCTTATCGCGCTTGGCAATTAAGAACTCCTCTGGTGGCACATTCTCTACACAGACCTTGCCGACTTCTTTTTTCTTCTTGATAACTACATTGTAAGAAAGGATAGGCATACCCATTGGGTCTATGCCGACTTCCTCGGTCTCTTGGCTAATAAGTTCCATCTCATTATCAGCAAACAGAAGTGTTAGTTCTTCTGCGTTCAGACCTTTGTATTCTTCTTTAGTAGGATCTTCGCTATCCTCCCACCAATACTTTACGATTCCATTCTTCTGTAGAAGTGCATCCTTCATCCAGTTATGTAGGATGATGACACCATCGTTATCGTTAAAGAACACATAGTTTGTGAGTTCTGTAGCTTGCTTGGCAAACTCCTCGTCTCCTGGCATCCTAGGCTCGAACCGACCTAATTCGTCTGATCCAGCAAAGATACGCATTAACTGAGGTAAAGCACCATCTACGACCTCGGCTACTTCGCCTGTTACGATCTTAGAACGACCATCTACCTCGTTGCCATACTCGTAACGATTGTAGTAGTTGATCGCCTTTGTGCGTTGCTCTACTGTCTCGGTCTCTACATAGCCGATAGAATCGTCTATCTCTGCTTCGAGAATGACCTTTAGTTTTTGTTCATCCATTTATACGATCCATGAAGTTTTTACTGTTATCGGTTGCGACCAAGTAGTGTTTTGTTCCATTCCTAATGCTAAATAACGAAAGCTGTCGCTTCCATGACTTGCCCAATCGTGCATTGGTTTGTCAAAAAAAACATTACGCTTTTCATCGTAATCGCGCCTATAGTTCCTAAGACAGTCTAGCCCCTGCTTTACCTGTGGCATATTGAACCAACATCTCGGTAGTAGTCTACGAACTGCCTGAATACCATCATCTACAGAAAGTCTTGGCAGAACCCGAACATCTAGTCCAGCTTCTCTCAACACTTCCAATCTGCTCTTGCCTGTGCCTAATTCTCTTACTTCTACATCGTGTGGTAGGAGTTGTTCTGCTTTCTCCCAGTTATGTTCTTTTAGCCAATTGACATACCAATCGAGTCCTTGACCATGATTCTCTACATAATCTAGCAGTCTTACTTCTTGTCCTGTTGCTTGTGCAGTCCACAAAGCTGTGGAGTCTCCCATTCCGAGATCCCAAGCCACATAAGTTCTACAGAGATCATCTCTCGTAATCTCGCAAAGCCTACCTTTTTCTTCGAGGTCGTTGATGAGTTTGCCATAGTAACTTCCCTCTACTGCTGCGTTAAAACTACACTCGAACTCTTGGTTGTACTTATCGTCTCCCATTTCTTTTCTGGCAGACCATAACTCTTGTTCATCTAGTAGCTTTGTTTCGCTTGCCTTAAACTGTAATGCACTCCATCCTTCTTCTTTGCCTGCTCTGTCGAACAAGTCTTTGAAGTGGTTGTTTCCCTTAGGTGTGCCAATAAACAAGCACGACCCTTTTCTGTCTGCAAGAGCCGGTCTGATGATCTCATTCCAAATCTTAGGATTCTGATCGCCAATTTCGTCTAGCACTACAGAGTCGAAATATTGCCCGCGCAAGGAGTCTGGGTTATCCGAGCCATAAAGCTGGATTCTTCTTCCGTAAAAATCTACTCTTAATTCCGCTATATTGGCTGTTGCATCCAATGGTCTACAGAAGTTTGTAAGGTAATCCCAAGCCACCCTTTTTGCCTGGCTATATGTCGGTGCGATATACGCATACCTAGGGTTTGGCTTGTCATTCTCCATCGCTGCTTTTATCAGCGCGTTTAGAGCCTGTACTGTCTTACCCATACGCCTGTGTGCTACTACCACTACGAAACGATTGTTCTCCATCGCCTCATGGATCTGTAACTGAGGTTCTCTTGGTTTGTAAGGGATAACGACTCGTTTTACCTCATCGTCTGCATACTCTACTTCTCCCAAGCGACCACCATCTTAAAGATGCCACCTTCTGCATTGCTTAGTTCGGTAGTGTTAACAGGCTTACCATCTATCCTGTCCATGACTTCCTTGATTGCCCAAGGCTCTCCGGCTTCTGCTGACTTGACTAGCTTCTCGGTAATGTTCCTGAGTTTCTTTCGATCCTCTTGTACTAGGGCTACTCTTAGTGCATCGTAAAAGAGCTTTCCCTTTTTACCATTCTGGTTGCCTGTAGGTGCGCCACCTTTATTAGTTGGCTCAACTTGTAGATTGTTGTTTTCTGTAGAGTTTTCCATTCCATTCCCTAGGGGTTGATGGTTGATGATGTTGTTATTCTACAACACTTTAAAATATTTGTATTTCCCTATTGCTTTTTGTGTAGCGTTTCATTACATTAATACTTAATCGCTGATTTATTTACTAATTGCCTAGCGATTCATAAATGGGGCTAAACAGTTAAGGAGCATTACAAATGAAGAAAACTACTCAACGCTATATCCCAGAAGGCTACGAATTATCTTGGGATGACCAAGATTTAGGTATTCAAGTTTATTACAAAAATACACCTTGCATATCTGCTATTTGCTTTGTAGGTCGTGCAGTTAATCCTACATGGCACTATCGTTTTAAAGATGGTCAACAACGCATTAATGAAGTAACCCGCACATTTAAAAATGTTGCTGAACGGGCAGAATACAAAGCTGCCCGTAAAGCTAAAGCTGCTGAAGCATCGGCTAATCATGGTGTCAAGGTTGGCGATGTATTCCGTAGTTCTTGGGGTTACGATCAAACCAATATTGACTATTATCAAGTGTTGTCTGTAAGCAACAAAACTGCTACTTTTTGCAAAATTGCTCAATTATCTGAAAACGATGGTTTTTTGCAGGGTAATTGTGTACCAGCAACTAACCAGTTTATTGGCAAACCATTTAAGAAACTAATTCAAAAAAGTTCTACAGAATCTAGTGCTTATATCAAAATCTACAGTTTTGCTAATGCTTACAAGATTGAGCCTGTTGCAGTAGTTAGCAACAAACCAATCTATGAGTCATCACATTGGACTGCTTACGCATAAGGGGGATACCATGACCAAGCAACAATATTTAGACCAGTATCAAAAAAGCCCTAAATGGGAACTTTTAAACATTAAACGAGCATTAGAAACATTTGGTGGCTTTCTAAATACTGAGGAAGAAAACATCAGATTAGAAGCTATAAAACAGGCACTTAAACTTAAAAGGGGTAAAAAATGAAACCATTTCTATATCGTACTAGCTGCATTTATTCCTGTGTCCGCAGGGGTTTTACTGAGCAAGATACATGGAGAGAGGCATTAGGTCTTTATGAGCCTTTACTGGCTTTTGCTGATAAATTGCCTACTCTCGATGCTCCTGAGCATTTGCCCGATGGACATACTACAAAACGCTACATTGACTTTGTGTCTAGGGGGTAACATGACTTTTGACTTAAAACAATGGCGCATAAGACTAGGAATCACCCAAGAGAAAGCTGCTGAACTCTTGGGGGTTCATAGGATTAGCTACATAAACTGGGAAACTGGTAATGTTCCTATTTGTAAATCTGTAGAACTTGCTTCTTATGCTTGTGAACTTGCATATATTGCAGCAGATCAATACGCAGAAAAGCATCCATCTACATTAAACAATATAGGATCTAAAAACCAAGTAGAAACATTAGGAAAAAAAAAGATTATTGATAGTTTTTTAAACGATAAACAAAATGTTATGAATAACGATTTATCAATAACTTTCTTGCCTCAATCTTTCATCCAGCGTATCAAGCAATCCTGATTGTCTTGGTGTAGCACCGAAATCTGCATAGGTTGGAGTTCCAAATTCATCTGGCTTTCTAACCATGTAGATTCGGTCTACATCTTGTTTTGATATACCAGTTTCAAACTTTACATCCGGCACAATTTCTTTGATCTTTTTAATCAATTGTGGAACTTTGCCTGGTTCATCATCAAAACCCATAACCAATGCTTTGTTACCAGGTCTTGCTGCTATTACCATTTCGTTAGTTAAACCAGCTTCTCCTAGTTTTTTTAACTGTTCTGGAGTTACATTTTTAATAATTGCAGCGTTTGATCGAATTGTGTCATTCAATAAAAACGGAACAAATCTTGCTACAGCATTAGCATCTTGAGTTAAATTTTCAGATGTTTGGGCTATATATTTCATATAGTCCTGGTCTTTTACCCTTCCTTTGCTTGTAGCTAATTCCTGCATAAATACTGGATTTGCTTCGAATCCTTGTGTTCCTTGCCATGCTCCCTGTGATGCTGACATTGGTGCATTGGCATATTGACTGCCGGTTGCTTGTCTAGCAGCATTGAGTCTTTCTCTAGACAATGCCATTCCTACAGGGTTATTTAAATCTACATTTTGCAATAATGCTGGATTAGTAACAGCTACCTCTGTGTTAAATACAGGGTTTGCAAACTGTCTACGAACTTGCTCATATTGCCTATTAATTGCCGGAGTAACGCTTTCTATTCCTTGTTGTGCTGCTCTTACAGCAGTTGGAGTAATTGGAATTAATCCACCAGATATAGCTTCTGTAGATTGCCCTAAAAGACTTTGCGATGGTCTTGGCAATAAACCTCTTTGTGTTAAATATTCTGTAGATCCAACAACATTTTTTGGCTCTAATAAACCAGATACAGTAAATGGCAATGCTGCTAAATCTACAAATCCTGTTACTGCCTGTGGCGCACCTCTGGCAATAGAGTTTACGATGTCCATTAATGGATTTCGTTTGTCTATCAAAGATGCCATATCTATCCTTTATTTATTACCACTTAACTTTGTCCGACCAAAAGGCGGCTGACATTTTTCCCTTGGCTATGTTCTTAGCGTGTCTTGCCTTAAATGACTTTCTTCTTGCCTTGTCTGCTTGCGACTCACCTTCTCTTGGTGGGCTACCTGTCATTCCTTGCTGACCAAATCGTATGGTCTTTACTT